AGGGCATCGTCATCCAGACCGAGATCAATCGTCGCGATCCCGTTCATCCCCGCGCCGCGATAGTTCTCCAGCTTGCGGGTGAGCTTCGGCAGCGTGATAGATTTGGCGACGCCCTGATAGCTGTAGCCGTTCAGAAAGACGTTCATTAATTTAAGTTTGCGCGGCATTGCCATGAGGTCAGGCTCCTTAATTGCTGTTGACCGAGGACACCAGATTCACCAGATATTTATCGGTGATGCGCTGGCGCAGGGTCAGATTTTCGAGAGGGGGAACCGGCGTATAGTCATAATCGATATACAGTTTTCCGGCTTTCACGCTTTGCGCGTCGTTGGCGTCTTCATCAAACCAGCAGGTCGCATCCACGATATAGCCGCTGGTTTTCAGCTCGCGGAATTTGGCATTGATGCCGTCAATGATGTCGCGGATAAGCGTCGCGGTAACCGGCTTATCGATAGCCCACATGTGCGCTTCTGCCATCGTGTCGGCGATCACCTGCGCGGTGCGGGTTTAGCT